CAGGTTACGGTTTTCCATTGGTACGTTGTTGTCATCCAGCTTTTGGATCATGTCGCGGAAGAAAGCATCCGTGAACTCGTCACCAGCTACCAGAGTGTCATCAGTATACTGAGTAGTAGTACCGTTGTCGTTAAAGAAACAACCAGTGTGCTGGTAGTCAGTAGCAGCGGGGCTAAATACAACAGCACCACCGTCACCAAAACCAGTACCAGCCGCATGAAGGTCGTTGTCAACCTGTACAGCCAGAGCGTAACCAGCGTCTTCGGTGTAGAACTGACGCAGAGAGGACAGAGCCTGTACTTCTACGATGTCTTCGATCAGACGCGAGTACTCAAAGTGACGATTAATAGTAACTTGCAACTCTGATTCAGTGTTGGCAATAATCGTTACTGCAGTGTCAGCCGCTTTAGCATTGGCATCGCCGCGAGTAGGCTTAGGAATGTGAATAACGTCACCCTTCTTGCCAGTCATAGCAATACGCTTGACAAGGGGAGCCATTTTCAGGTTCTTTTGATAAGAAGCGATAATTTCATCCGACCAGATTTCTGGTACAAAAGTTGCCGCTTCCGTTAGGGCTGTATTACCAGCCGCGCCGGGATAAGTTGCTGTAGCCATGATAATTCTCCTTTAGGCTATCTGACCCTTTTCTCCGCATAAGCTGCCATAATTTCAGGCTGTAGTGCCATGTAGCGATCAGGGTCGTCTTGCATGAGTTTAATAATGTCAGCACGACGATAAATTTTCTTGCGCGACCCTTCTGCTGTTCCGCGAGCATTGCCTGTGTTGGCTGACTTAGCTGAACTTTTACGGGCTGCTTTTTCAGCTTGCGCTGTTTGCCGAACTGCTTGGTTCTTTTCTTTCCAAAGAGTAAACAGTTCGTGGGCAGCATCGTAATCGTACTGTTGGTCAGCCTGAACAAACAACTGTGTTCGGACTTTTGATCCTTTGATCCATTCAGCAAACTTAGGATCTTGAAGCACTGCTTCCATATCTGGGTGTTGCTGCTGAAGTTGTGCTAGCGTTGCTTGCTTTTTATATTGTTCAGTGTACGCTTGCGCTTCTTTAATCTTAGGATGGTTGTCTATAGCTCGGTTAATAGCAGAAGCTGGATCTATAAAAAAATCTAGTTCATCATCTTTTTGCTGTTCTTGAGGTGCTTCTTGGTTTTCGAGTTGTGTCTGTGTTTGAATATAATCATCAACAACTTTTCGTAGCTCGCCAACTTCCGTACTCTGCTTGCCTGAAAACTTCTCAAGCTCTTGGTGCATCTGTACAAGTTCTTCTACAGACTTACCTTGGTACTTTTCTGGGATTTCAGGATTTTGAGGTTGTTCCTCTTCTTGAGGAGTCTCTACGGTGTCCTGTGTGTCGAGTTGATCCGTTGTTCCTAGATTTTCTTCTTGACGCTCATCAATTAGTGTCGCTCTTGACATTGTAAACTTACCCCGCCTAGTGTTAGGTTATGGAGAAACAAAATGGGAGTTACCTCTCTTGAGATTCCCTTCCTTTGCGTCCAGCTTCTTCGTGTTCTTTAACCCACTTCATGTGCCTACCGGGAAAATCCCCAGAAGATCCATCAAGCATGTGTCGAGTAGCTGAGACAATTTTTGTAGCGTTAGCACCGCAACCGCACCTACTGGTTGTAGTACCTGCTTCTACAAATTCTTCAAAAACGTGTCCGTTTGTACAACGAAATTCAAATACCTTAATCATCTTCAGTATTCTTTGATGCTTCTTCGTAGTTTGTTGTAACGATAGTTTCCATGTTTAGTAAGTGGGCTAAGACGTTTAGTTGTCCCTTACGAAAGTACATATCGTCAGCATCTTTAGTTGCTTCTACGCTATTGATTGAAAGCACATTGTTAGAAAAATCTTCCGTTAGTTGCTTCCAACCGTCTGTTAGAAAAAGACTAAAGTAATTGTCGTAGTATTCTTGAGTTTCTTGATCCACTTGAGGCCTCTTGGGTTGTCTCTATTAAAAACGTGTACTTATGTACACTTTATATTATATCATAATTTTTAACAAAAGTCAAGCATTATTTTCGTTTTTTGGTAGTTTTTCGCCTTCTACCTGACGCAGTAACGTCGTGCTTAATTCTAGCTGGCCCCTTTTTGCGCCTAGATGATGAGGCTTTTTCAGCTTTTGTCATCTTAGCTGCGACAGCTTTGGGTCTGCATGAGGGGTACGGACGCTTAGATTTAGTAGCAGATTTACGTCCACAAGGCTTTCCGGTCTTTACATCAACCCACTCTTCCTTGAACCATTTTTTGAGTGCGGCACCCTTTTTACTTTTTCTTACGGCCACTTTTGTTACCCCAATTCTTAGCGCCTACCTTACGGCATTTAGCTACAGCACCAGACGCATACGCAGAGGGCCATACCTTGTATCGGGCTTTGACCTTTTTCGCACACGCATCGTTTGCTTTTTTCTTTTTCTTAGGCATTTTAGTAGCCTTTAGGCTTTTTTACTTTTTTCTTTTTCTTTTTCGGAGTATGGTATGGCATAAGTATCTCCTCACTTTTTGTGGACTTTTTGAACTTCAAAATTTGCAGACTTAGACGCTCCTTTATGCGGTTTGTAGCCGCCTGCAGGATTTTTCATTAGTTTGTAGGTTTTACCGCTTTTCATCCAGTGGTAACCTTTCGGTGCATCAACTTTCATGTGTTCACCATTTAGATTTGTTTGCCCAATAAGCTGCAGACATTTTGCCCTTAGCTATGTTTTTAGCGTGACGAGCCTTAAAGGATTTACGTCTAGCTTTTTGTTTAGCGGTTTTTGGATTACTTCCTGCACCGCTTACTCCTTGTTGTCCGTAACGAATAGTTTTAATTTTATCGCCTTCCTTGGCTACAACTACATGCGATTTAGTAGGATGATTAGGAGTCCTTTTCGGTTTGTTGAACCCGCTTACTCCTGCTCTTGCTAGTCTTGGGTCTTTCTTTTTCACTGGCCTTGTCCTCCAACGCTTTGACCCGGTTCTCCAGTAAGTCCAATTTGTCTAACTGTGTTTGAAACGCCTGATTGATTTGTTTCAGCAGGCTGTTGATTTCGGCTTGTGTCATTAACATTTTGACTTTTTCCCTCTATTTCACTTTCTTTTAAAAGTCTGTCAGCTACTTTAAGCCTGCGCTCAAACTCTTTATCATCTCCGGTTCCTGCTTGAAGATTACGAGTGATAGCGTTGATCTTATCAAGCTGTAGTTCTTCAGGGGCAAGCCTTGTCTCAATACTAAACTTACCTGCTCTTGCTTGCGACTCAGCGGCTTGTGCGTTAAGAGCGTTGGTTTGGCTCTGCTGGAACGCCATTTGAGCTTGTTGCATCGCTATAGCCATCTGTTGTTGTTGCGGATTAGGCTGGCTTGCCTGCTGCATAGCACTAATAAGCTCTTCACGGTTACTGAGGTTCATGTTGTCAATAATGCTTTGAATCAACACAGGGTAAATCGGGCTGTCTTGCTTCATAGTTTGCAGAAGCTGTACAAGCTGAGTAACCTCGTACTCACGAGCAATAATGCCCAAAGTAGACGTAGCATTAAACTTGTAGTCAGCTACAGGGTAAGACTCAGGATCAAACTGCATGTACCTGTGAGCCGCCTTGGTTACAAAAGGCAGCAAAAAAGATTGCTGAAAGTTGATGAGAGTACGCTTATGGCGTTTGATAATAGCACCAAGAGACATACTAATACCAGCAGCAGTAGCCTCGCCATTAACTTGGCCCGCGATTCCTGCTGAATCGACAGCTCCAGTTGCTTGTTGAACCATCTGTTGAAGCGCCTGCGCTTGAGCGAAAGTAATCTGGCCCACCTGCCCAAAGTTGAACGGTTGTAAGACTTCACGAGGATCTCCGTTAGTAAGAATCATTTTGCCCGGACGCACTTCTGGTTTAGCTCCTCTAGGAAGCCTAGTTGCGTCGATAGCGAGCATCGGGTGAATCGTAAGAGACAGGGCATCAATTCTAGCCCTTAACTCTGTATCTAGAGCCTTCTGGCTGTTGTAACCCTTCTCGCAGACACCACGGCCCCAGAAACGGCCCGGAACAACGTCCCACGGAAAAGCAACTACAGGACGATCTTCCATCATGTAAGGGTTAGCTTCGGCCTTAAGCAGCAGACCGCCGTTAGCAATAACAACGATAGCCTCGACGTACATAGAGTCAGACTCAAACTCGTCATTTTCAGCCGCAAGCAACTCACGAGGCACAAGGCCGTAGTACTTTGTTAGCCGTACTTTGTCGTCGTTGTACATTGTTAAATCGTAATCTGGCTCTAAATCTGTGTTAGCAGCAGCAGACTCAATAACGCCTTGTCGGTAAACACCTTGTTCTTGCAAAAGTTCTACGGAGTGTTTAGATACAAACTCATCAATAGCTACGCCGTAGGCTTCCTCAACAGATGTAGCAACAGGATCAATTAGGAAGTTCTGGGGTAATACAGGTTTGAGCTTAACAACAAGCCTATCAGTAACATTAACGCCCACAGCTTGCAGATCACCACCCATAAGGGGTTGAGTTGCTGGAGCCATTTCTTTAACTTCTTCAAGAACTATCTCCCCAATTCCCGTACCAAAAACAGCAGCATTAATAAGGCACTCAGCAACAGCTTTACGTACTTTACATGCTTCAAAATCTTCGGTTAGTTTTTTTCGTAAGTATTGAATGTCGTTTTTTTCTGGGTCGTTCATGTCGTCGGAAATGTCAAACCATTTGCCGCGACCAAAGGTAGCCTCTTCTAGTTCTGCTACGTTAGACTCTACAGCCTGCTGAAGCGCAGGAGAGATAATTCTAGAACGCTCAGACGCTCGTTCAGAGTCAGCAGGATCCCATTGACCTCTCCATAGCCTATAGTATTCTTCGAACTTGTCTTCGTAATTTGATTCATAATAGTCACGCCAGTTTTCGCACTTTGTCATAACCCATTCTTCAAGAGACTCTTGAATCATTAAAGGGTCTTGTTCGTATATCTCATCCGCCATAGTACTGTCCTTAAATTAAAGCTATGCTGTAGCCCATAGTAAAAAATACTACGGCAGAGATAGCGTAAATACCATAAGTGTTAAATCTTCTAAAAACCATCAGTATCCTGCAATAACGTCAAGTAATTCGTGGTCATCAATTTCAAATTCGTAGTCGTATGCAACTTGCGCTAACTGATCTATATAGGCTAGTGCGTCAACTAAGTCATCGTGGGTCAGCGGATCTGGAAACTGAAACAGTTGATCTAAGAATCTGTTGTTCCACTCACCTTTGTTTAAACTAATGTACCCGTTTTCAAAGCGGCCTTGTAACGCCCACATAACCCTGTCAGTCTTTTTCTTGTTGCCGTGGGTTAGTTCCTCAACTCTAAAGAACGTGCCGTAGCGTTTCATTAGATCCGTAAGAGGGCTCATTACTGCCTGCTTTGCTATTCCTCTTTCAATACCAACACTGACGGGTCTGTAGTCTCTAACGGCCTGAAATATCTTGGTGGCAGTCTCGTCAAGGCTCCACCGCCCATGTATAATGTTATCAACGTACCAACCATTAGGGCTAACCTTGACAACAGAAATTGCAGTCTCATCTAGTTTAGTGTTCTTTGTCCGTTTTTTGTTAACTTCTTCGAAACCTGCGAGGTCAACTGCAATATAGTAGTCGCCCTCATCAGGGTCTGTTCCAAACTGTATCCAGCCCTCTTGAAACATTTCTGAACCTCTAGCTTCAAAAGAGGCCATAAATTCTTGCCGAAACGCATAACTTGACATTGATTTTTTTGCAGTATCAATTTCTTCAGGGTCAAGAAGCGGGTTGTCGTAAGACGTAAAGTGCCACCCTTTGTACGTTTCGTCGTCTCCTAGCTCTGCAAGTTTGTATAGCTCGTAAAAATGGTTTCTGCCCATAGGCGTACCTATGAACATCGCTGAACCCTTTTGGTCAGCTAGTGCTGGACGGAGGATCTGTTCCCATACGTCAGGCTTCATGTCTGCGTACTCGTCCATCACAAGAAACTTCAAGGACACACCACGCATTGTCTCTGGCCTATCGGCTCCTTTGAGACTAATAGTGGCCCCGTTGACCAGCTTGATCTGCAGGTTGTTAATGTGCGAACCCGCAATCACAGGGTGTCCTAGCTCCAATAGGGTCTGCCACATGATGTCTCTGGCCTGACCCTGAGTGGGCGCAACGTAAAAAACATGGCCTTTATCGGCCTGTAAAGCATTAATTAT